TACCCTATTATGGGGAGACTCAATGGTCTCCCATTTTTTATGCTAAAACGAATCCTAACACTTCTAATGATGGGCGTCACAGGGTCTGCATGTGCGTCTACAATCGCCACAGCACCCCCTCCAGTAGAGATTCCTGTTATTCCCTATGAACCTACTTGGAAGTGTGAGGACTGCACTCCTAACGAACAATATGTCCTTGCACAACTCCAAGAAAAAACCAAGATCTCAGATCGCAATGCTCTTGCTACGATCATGGGAAACATTAAATCTGAAAGCAACTTCATTCCCAACATATGCGAGGGAGGGGCTAGAGTTTCTTACAGGGATTGCACTCGGGGTGGGTATGGCCTTATTCAGTGGACCAGCCTAGGACGATACAATAATCTAGGCAAGTTCTGTGATAAGTATGACTGTGACCCTAGCAGTCTGGAAGGACAGACACGATACATGATTAATGAGAGTGTCTTCCAACGGTATCTTCCTGAGTTTGAGGGCAATGGAAGAACTGTCTCCCAATACATGGTTCCCGCCTATTATTGGTTAGGATGGGGCATTAAGGGATACCGAGAGCAGTATGCCTACAATTACACTAAGAAACTGGTACTAGCATGATTAAACGATTTGCATCTATGATTCAGTCTGCCGTGAAGACAGTGACTTCCGAAAAAGAACTTGAGTGTGTAGTTGATGAAACTACTGTTCCGTGCGAAACTCTTGGTGAAGTCTATTATAGTCCAGAAGCACAAGGAACTTGGACTGGTGTTCCTGCACCTAAAGTTCTTGAAGATGACCCTTGGTTCGGACCAGCACCTAAATCTAATAAGCAAAACGATTATGAAGAAACAGTTGCCGCAGAATCTCAAATTGAACAAGACCAAAGGAAAGAGGAGACTCAAGAACCTGAAGACATTCACCAAGTGATGTATGAGATTGCGACCAGTAATTGGAACACTGTAGATGAAACAAAGCAATCTATGGGTGGGTCTGAGAACTTCCAAGAGGGTTGGAACTCTGGCACTGGTATGGGGCAGTACCGATGACTGAACAAGACTGGCGGTATTCTGATAATAGAATGGCACTAAGAACTAGTGCTTTCAACATTCTTCTTAAGAAGTTTGGACATCAACTTTCTTCTGACGGAATACCTAGATACACCAATCAAAGTATTTACGAATGTGTCCATGATTGGGTTTCACAAGGTAATGTAAATACTAATGGTATCGTAAAATATTATGAGGCTTATTACGCATGAAAAAACTTTTTATTAGTCTACTTGCTGCAGCATCACTTGCTGCTCCTGCCCTTGCTAACAAGAATCCAGAACTTGCCCAAGGTGGTGGTCTGACTGGTGGAAATGTCAGCAGCAAAACTTCTGATCCAGAAGTTAAGTTTTATACTCCCGATGCCACTGGATGTATGGTTCTCCGAGAGTGTACAGATGGAGTCAAACAAGTCTTCAGTTTACTTGATGTATCTTCTGAGTATGATAATCCTACTCGTTATACTCACATTGCTAACGAGTTCAACTCCATGCTCGTTTATCTCAATCAAATCGGAATTGACGTGTTTCTAGCAGACCAAAAGTATTTTGTTGTAGCTACTAGGGGACTATATCACACTAAAGAAAATAAATTTTTCCTCAATAAAGCATTTATGGGACGCCCCAGTGCTTTAATGTCAGTGATGAGACATGAAGGTTATCATGCTGCCCAAGATTGTATGGCAGGAAGTATTGATAACTCTTTCGTTGCTCTTATCAATCCAGAAGAGAAAGTTCCAAAGTATTGGCAGAATGTTGTGGAGGATACCTATCCAAAGCAAGCATGGCCATGGGAAAAAGAAGCATTTTGGGCAGGACATACTGAAGGTATGACTATGAATGCTCTAAAGGCATGTGCATCACCTACACCGATGTGGGAAGTTTATGAACCAACACCACTGACCCGTAAGTGGTTAGTTGAAAAGGGATTTATCACTAAATAATAAAATCCTACACAGGAAAACCAGCCAAGAAGAGTTCCGTGAGATTTCTCTTCATGTTATATTTGGGAACTCTTTGTTGGATACAAGCAATCTAGAATGACTAACTTAACAAGAGATGTATTAATCAAAACCATTGTTGCCAATGAAATGAGAAGCCATGATGGTTCTGATTATACAAAACAACTTAAGACTGTCTACCACAAATGGGAACATGAATCAAGTGAAGAACTTTGTAAGCAATACAATAAAATTGTCAGTACAAACTTAACAGTTGATGCATTGGTTCCCTAAATAGCACTGCCTTACTCTATACTCATGCTTGTCAAATCCAAAGCAAAAGTAGAAGAGAAAGACCATCATGATCATCATGAAGATAAAAATGAAGTTCTTGGTAATTTGGTGAAAGTTGTTGTACTTATTTGGTCTGCATCTCTCCTCACTTTTAGTTACGTTAGACTTCCAAACGGTCAGAAGATCTTAGATTTTGACCCCACATTCATAGCTTCGGTCTTTTCTGGTTCGTTAGCTGCCTTCGGTTTGAGTCCTGCTAGAAATGGTAATGGTAATGGTAATGGAAAAACATCAGCACCAGTAGCAAAGAAAGAAGAACCACCTGTAGTTTCTGCCGTTGAGCCTAACAAACAATGAAATGGACATCAAAAGAATCCACAGAAATTGTAAGTGAATCCCCATCAGAACCAAAGAGCAGTCCTTTTAAATGGGTTGCTTTGAGTGTTGGTGGGGTTATTGCTTTAGCACACATTGGTGTTCTTGGACATCTTATTAAGAAAGAACCACCAGTTCAACCAGCACCTACAATTAATCTTCCTAGAGGTCCTTATTCATCCTACAAAATCAAAGCTGGAAAGGATGGATATGAGATTGAGTATCGTGCAAATGACCCTAAAGTATTAGAGTCTGAGAGATCTTTAAATATTGATAAAACCAAGAAAGGATTTTTTGGTGGTGGAACTGAAAAAAGAAATGAATATCGTCGTGACCAATACACTATGGACGGAACACGTAACATAGGTGGAGGTGCAACTGATGCTGAGGGAAAGTCTGCAAAAGACGTAGAGTGTTTGATCGCGGACGCTGGAGCACGATCACAAGGTGCAATGGCAGGGACAGCAATTAGCACTGGTGTCTTAGTTCCTGCAGTAATGAATATTCCTTACATTGGATGGTTAGCAGCAGGATGGGCATCTCTTCTCGGAAATCAAGTTGGAGAAACTATTGGATCTGAAGTAGGGTCTGCATTTAATGACTGCTGATAAAAAGGTAGAAATAAACTTTGAACACCATTGGGGTGGTGAAGATACTTGGTATTTAAAAGCAGAGAGATGGGCAAAGAAACAAAAGTTTCCCATCGATCATCTTGCTTTAGGATTTATTACTTGGTTGAAAGAACTGTGGATAGATGCAAAGATTGAAGCAGTCATTAGGGATGTTGATAAGCAAGCAGAAGAAATAAGAAAACAATGGGAAGAGGAAGAGAAGAAACCTGTTATCAAATCAACACCATCTGAAGTAGAAGGGCTAGATATTATTAGCATTTCTACTTTTGATGAATCTGATTCTTCGTCCTCTAAATGATGTTAATGATGTAACTTGGAGTATCATCTGGTGTATGGTGATACTCCTTTTTGGTGTGGCGTATTATATTGCATACATAATGAAGATAGCATACCAGGAGTTGGAAGATGGGGAAGATGCTGCCGCCGAACAGGAAGAGTTGTTACAACTTCCGAGTAGTGGAGATCAATCGTAACATCTAATTTTACTAAATAGTATTATAGATGTTATGATTGACCTATGAAGCATACTCACCACATCATACCAAGACATGCTGGGGGATCTGATGATCCTTCTAATCTGATAGAACTAACTATTACCGAACACGCAGAAGCACATAAGAAACTCTACGAAGAATATGGTAAAGAGGAAGACAAACTTGCCTGGTTAGGTCTTGCTGGTATGATTGATAAGGAAGAAATAATTAGGCAGCAGTGTTCTCTCGCAGCAAAGAAAGGTAATACTGGTAGAAAGAGACCTGACCTAGCAGAATACAATAGAGGTGAGGGTAGAAAATATACTGGTGGCGGTTGGAATAAAGGTGTGCCCAGAACGGAAGAAGAAAAGAAATTGATGAGTGAGAGGAGAAAAGGTAAGGGTGGTGTAAAAGGTAAAGTTATAAGTGAGGAACAGAAGAAGAAACAAAGTGAAGCAATGAAAGGTAGAACTCCTTGGAATAAAGGTAAACCTAGAAGTGAAGAAACTAAAAGAAAAATTAGTGAAGCGAGAAAGAGAAATGCGATAAATAAAAAAAAATGAGGATTAGTTATGGGTGCTATGCAACCACCAAGCAGAAAGTCCTGTTACAATTTTAGAGTAGTGGAGGTAAATCGTGTCCTTGATGGAGATACGCTGGATGTAACAATTGATTTGGGATTTGATCTTTATAAGAAAGAAAGAGTTAGAGTTGCAGGAGTTGATACGCCTGAGAAGAGAACAAAAGATGATGAAGAGAAGGCATTAGGTTATGACGCAACCAATTGGCTCAAAGATAAATTGGAGGGAGCTATTGCCGGTGATGACGATCTTGTTATTCGCACTGAGTTGGTGGGTGGCGTTGGAAA